AAGTACGCCGCGGCTTTTTTTAATATGTCATGTTCGTCAGTAACCCGCTTCAGCTCCTTCTGGAGCCGGCGGATCTCGGTCTGAGCATCTGACTGCTCTTTATTAGTGGATGAGTCCGGACCGTACTTCTTTATCCAGGCGTAAAGGCTGTGGGTGGTGATATCGAGACGTGTTGCAACGCTGGAAACAGAATGACCGCGATCAATAACCTGCTTGACTGCTTCAATTTTAAACTCTTCGGGATAACGTTTACCGCTCATGGGCACCTCTCTTTAAGTCATCTTAAATGACTCTGAGGTGTCTGTTAAACCCGTGGCGATTCACATCTTTGATACGCGCTTTATCTCTGGCTTTTTCCCTCGCTGGCGATCTTCCACCGGCAACCATTTTTTTGGCTTCATTGAGCCGTTCACGCGCTTCTGCAAGCGTGATCCCTCCCACACCATAGCGGCCAAAAGTAACGGTCTCCTGTCTTCCGTTTATTGAATAGTTATAACGAAATGAGATCGTTCCAGCCGGAGTGACCGCAACATACAGACCATCACGGTCATTAACTTTATAGAGTTCCTCCTTCGGCTTAAGGTGACGCAGCCTGGTGTCAGTCAACATGGTTTATTGTTTTCCTTTATCAAAAAATACCATGTTGTAAAAAATCCAGAAAAGTTGTTTAACTCTCTGTTTTTAATTAAGTTATAAAAAACAAATACCATAACTCAACCGAAATTTATTACATGGTACTTTTTCAAACCTGAATTCAAAACCAGAGAGTACCATCAAAAATTCCATTGAAAAAACCGTGCTTCCCGTTGCTAACAGCTGCCGGAAAGTGCCAGACACAAAAACAAAAAAGCCCGCAGTTACGCGGGCTTAGAGGTACTTTACTGCTTTTACGTGCAGGCTGTTGCCAGACGAGAAATCATTCCCACTCAATTATATTCTATCGCATTAATACATTGATTTATTGATATTTATTTTCAATGTAATGAAAATATACCGTCATTGATACCGTCACACCTGAATCTGTTAACTTTTTCACCGGTAACTTTCGAACAATTTTTCCTTCGCTTTCAGGTCAATGATACAGAGATTAAGGAGCCGGGTATTCTCATCAGCCCGCTGAGCTTCACGCCCATACTTTTCAAGTGTGCTTCGTAGTTGTCGAGAAAGTTCACCGGCTTTGTCTCTCTCAGTTCGGCAGGTATCGGCGTGGCCGGGATCTGCAGCTTCTGCTTTCGTGGTACCGGCTGGCTGCTGCATGCGGTCAAAATGATTAAGCACCCGATCAAGCAGAGCCTCTGTGCGTATCGTATCACTCTTTTTTCCATCCTGATATTCCCCGATGCTTACCTGCTGCCGGTCATCTGCATCCCGGCGCAGCTCAATGTTTGTGGCCACGTCTTTCTCATCCTGCTGCTGACCGGCGATCTGCCCTTTCATCTGCCGGTTGTCATGCAGGGTGCTGCTGGCCCACCAGCCAGCAGTGAAAGAGACAGCCAGAGCGATCAGTGCAATGGCTATGTTTTTCATCACAGAAGTACCCAGGCGCGTTCGAACACGTCATCAACGTATGGCTGCGTTCCGTTTTCATGGCGGATAATCGCTTTAGCCATTGCGATCGCTGTATCCTTGCTCGTCATGCTGATAGTGTCCGTCGGTGCAACACCCAGCTCTTTCGAGACACCGTTAATGTATGCACCGGTCTGGTTCTCATTACTGGGCGCCCAGCGGCTGATGATACCAGCGACGTTCTTCAGGCCGTGCTTCACCTGGTAATTGCGCAGTAGTGAGATCAGTGCGCGAATGCCGAACTCCGGAGACTGAAAACGGCAGAAACGCGGCTCGATAGATTTGTCGAGCGGTAGCTGCCCCTGCCATTTATTCGAGGCGTGATAATCGATATTACCCGGATTGTTATTCCTGATCCCCCGAGCACCTGTATTGACGAAACCATCCTTAAAGATTTTTTGTTTAACCTGTTTCGGCATAAATCACCCCGCTTTAAAAAATGACATGACATTGCCGCGATACACCAGCACCGCAGCACAGATAAGAAGATTTGAAATCACGCTGGTGATATCAGCGTGATAGACAGGATCAAAGCAGGCCCGCACCGGCACACTCGCGGAATAAGAGAGAATGAGCCAGGCTATCCATGCCCCTTTTGCGCAGTGCTGCCGGCCGTTTCGTCTGAACGAAAACACCCTGACGAAAATCACTGAGCAGATGACGGCATTCAGTATGATCAAGACTTTCTCAAACATCATTGCCTCCTTGCGGACTATCCGCTTTTCGGTACGCTTTAATACTCAGCTTCACCGACAGTAACGCAGATACAAAAGCGCCCACGGCGTCGATGCTATCGATGCTGTAGGCGTCAGGTGGGATCTCGAATATCTTGGTTACTTTGATGAACATTGCCGCTGCCGGACTGAAAAACAGCAGGCCGGAAATGAAGCTGACCAGAGCCAGTACCGACCGGCGAAGCAGCGTGTATTCCGTTGCGGCGGTGATGAAGTAGATAGCCCCCATCAGGGACCCCATCACCACCTCGGCAGGCAGCCCGGCAAAGTAGCTGAAGAACGCAGCAAGGCTGAGCGTGGTTTTTACAGAGAGGTCTTCATGCATTGCGTAGCACCATGATTATTAAATAACCATGATGCTACAGCAGAAAAAAGATAAACAAAAATGCATTAATGAAAAAACCATGTTAGAAACAGATAAATTAATATGTTCATGCTGACCTATCTTTACAGAGGTGATAGAATTAGAGCAAATTTTAATATTGCGACGAATTATTCCTAATGAACGAACAAAAAAGAATTAACCATATCGATGGACTCAGAGGTATTGCAATATTGTTGGTGCTAGGGTTCCATGCGTATGCCGCGTGGGGTGGGCACCAGGGTTATTTAAAATTCGCCTATGAGACAAAAGATATATTTATATTTAAATATGGGTATATTGGTGTTCAGTTATTTTTTATGATCTCTGGGTATGTTATTTTTATGTCTCTTGATCGCAGTAGTAGCATCATGACTTTTTTAAAAAAAAGATGGCTTAGGCTGTTCCCAGCAATGGCTATTGCTACTATTGTACTTTACGGGTCATCAAGTTTTTTTTACGAAAGACCAATGGGGTCACCTTCACTTATAGATATAATACCTGGAATTTTATTTATTCACCCTAGGATTATATCTGATATATTTGGTATTAAAACATTAGGTCTTGAAGGAGTTTTCTGGTCTTTATATATTGAGGTTGTATTTTATATATTGTCAGCATTTTTTTATTATACATTTGGCAGAAAATGGTTGCTAAAATCCATATTTACTATATATTTGTCTTCGAAGATTTTATTTATTTTCATTGGGAATACTACATTACCACAATATTTAATTAATTATATTGACATACTTGGATTCAGCCAATATGGATATTTTATTATAGGCTGTTATTTATACGAGCTTTCAAATGATCGCGCTGGAAAGGTTGACTTTATAATGGCCGTGTTATCATTTTTTTTAATTACTTATTCTAATAGATATGACACTGGACTTGTTATATTTTCAACTATTATGATAAGTATTTTTGCATTTTCATTTTATATTGAACTAATAAGAAAAATACTATCATTACCTGCTCTTATCTTCATTGGATCTGTTAGCTATCCACTATATCTAATACATGAAAATATAATGGTTTCAGGATCCATAAAGCTGAGCAAAGCCGGGGTTCATCCAGAGTGGGTCACCCCATTGATTTCATTAGCATTAATTACATTGCTATCATATATAATAGTAAAATTAGAAATCCCAATAAGAAAGTCCCTTTCCTTATTTATTAAATAAATAAATAAAACCTCGTCTTAGACGAGGTTTTAGATACTAACAAAACTATGCATGAGCTATGATATCAGGCCGTACCATTGGCATCAGGCGGTATTTGATTACTTGAATATACTATTACATTAGATTGTGGCTTAGCTTTACCGGCCCCGTTTGCATACCAGCAATATATTCTAACGGTATTACCTGTAGTTCTTACCACGCTAAACAACTTAGTTCTGTCAATATCCATTGACTCAACTGTAACCGATTTTGTTCCTTTGTAAGATGGAAAGTCAAGATCAAGATAAATCCCATCATCTGTATCAACCCATTTACTTGGTGGGAATGTTTTTTCTTGCAATGCTCTTGGGTATACTCTTGTCAATACAACATTACTTGATGAATTATCATGTATAAACGAAGAATAAACGTCTTTTTGCTCAATATTTGATGTCATTTTTATATTGCTGGCATTATCTCTATTTGTAAATTTATTTCCAACAATATAGCACTCACCAACATAATCACTTTTAAAATCAATAAACAACCTATTCGGCTCACTACCTGTAAATTGAAAGAATGAACCTATTATACTAATACCACGACCTTTGCATGATATATAATCACCATCAAAATATGAGTTAGATATATATACATGCGATGAGTCAATGGTCATTGGAACATACCCACTATATACATGCATTTGATTTATAAATAAAGAACCACCTCCACTCTTCACCCCGCCTTCATCACCAGTGACTTCAAACGACTTAGTCTTGCAGTACCCGACAACAATGTTGCTATAAATATTGTCGGCATTACCATTTGAAACACCGACGCCCATAGTAACGTGCTCCGGGTACGATTCTCCCCATGACATCTGACCAATCTGAAGATTACTGCACACGAACTCATGTGAGCTGTTCAGCACATTTTCTGTTTTTACTCCGTAGCTGTGAAATTTGTACACGTACAAACCGTCAGATCTTACATTTGTAAAGTCCTGAAGCAGTAGCCCGCTCGCCTCCCAGCCACAATCCAGAGTTACATCCCGCAATGACACATTTTCATTTGCCGTTACTTCAATCTGCCCACCGCTGGGAAACTGTAAAAGGAATTCACCGCGCGGAAATCCGGGGAGCGGTTTGACATACCAGCCATCAAGGCAAAGATTGCGTGTATTCTTAAAAATAATTGGCTCAGAAACAGATATTTGACCACTGGTGATAATTTTAATTCCCCCGGCATTAGGTCCTGTTCCCCGGTACTTAACATGCGGCAGTGATGCCAGATAATCCATTAACTTACAGATCGCTGGCGAGTCATCGTTCACACCGTCGCAAAATGCACCAAAATCACGAAGGCTTAGCGTGTCAAAGTTTCGATCATGCTGAGTTCGTGTTGCAGCGCCGGCCACCGGCTGCTTGGCTGCTATCAGTGCGTCTCCTTTACCCTGCTCATCACTTGCTAATTCGGACAAAACATCCGCCGCACTCCCGGACTCCGGTACAACCACCAGCGGGTTACCGCCTTTATCAAAAGACAACAGTTTATTGGCGCGCACTGCCGCCCCCGGCAGCGCCAGAATATCTTTATCAGCCACACGCAGTGAGCGGCGGTCAATCGCGCCGATGCGGTCGTTCATGGTGCCGAGGTTAACGGCGTCACCGTCTTTTACCGGCTTTCCGAGGTTGGAGATTTTGTTGCCTTTGGCATCGAAGTGGTCAGAGATAAAACTCGGTTTGCGCAGGCACAGCGACAGGAAGCCCAGTGACTTTTGGATAAGCATGGTGAGGTAGTCGAGCGCGTCTTCATGGACTTCTGCGAAGAATTTCCCCTGATTGCGCAGGTCGGTTTCCTGCGTGGCTGGCAGGTCCCTGGCGATGCCGATTTTCCAGCCCTGAGCCAGCGGCATTTTTAATATCACCTTTCCGCCACGGTGCGAGCCTACGCCGCGCAGTGTGTAGTCGGTGCCGTTCTTCATAATGCGTTCGGTGCCGTCGGTGTCCGCGACGGACACAACGAGGTGTTTGGCTTCAAAGATGCGGAAGCGGAAATCAAAATCAGTGGTGACACCGTTGCCGGTGTACTCTTCGTGGCTAAGTTCGGTCGATACGGTCATGGCTTTTCTCCTGGTCAATACAGACAGGATAGCCAAAATAAACCTCATACGGAATTATGATTTAGTTTATATTAGATAAATAAACATAGATAAACGAAATTTCGTCACCGGACAGATATCCGTATCATAGTGATATCAACGATTAAAGATAGGTATTTATCCAATGAAAAAACTGTACATCTATGAATCGCCTGAAAATTACGCAGAAGAAATCAACACCGACAGTAAGGTTTCTGAGCTGACGCTTAACTCGATGCTGGAAAATTTATTACGGGAAATGGATCAGGATGGTCATGATGTATCAGGGCCGATGACGGAGCTGGTGGCGCTGAAAAATTATGTGACACACACAGAGAAGCAGAAGGACACCGTGCGGACCGGGCTGGAGTACGTACTGGCCGCACTGAATAAGTGATCTGGTAGTGGTAATTAACACCGGTTATGCCGGTGTTTTTGTTTATTCGTCGCGTTTTAAATTGCTGATTGATGACCAAATTGGTATATTTACAACCCCCAAATTATGCGCCATAGTGAATATGCACCAGCAAAATCTGGTGCCGGGATTTGCACCCCGCCGAATACTCACAGCGCATAACCGCGTTAGCGGTTTTTTTATGCACAAAGCACAGCTACATCTTTTCAATGGTGGGCTGGGCAGGGCTACCGAAAGGTAGGCCGGTACTGTGAGTCCGGTAGTGCAAACCCTGCTCAGTTCACCACCCAAGAGATTTGCACCTCCGGTGGTGATGTAAAATATCTCACAGGAGACGTCAAAATGACTAATCTCAGCATTTCTGTATCGCACCTGCCGTCTATCATTCATAACAGCATGCCAGTGATCACCACTGAACTACTCGCTGATGCATATGAAACTGAAATCAGAAACATTCAAGTAAACCATTCACGCAACAGAAATAGATTTGTCGATGGCAAACATTACTTCAAGTTAACTGGTTCAATTTTAAAAGATTTTAAGAAGCAACTTACTCAAAGTAAGCTGGTTAATATTGTTAATAAACAAGCCAGTCACCTCATTCTCTGGACCGAACGCGGCGCTGCCCGTCATGCCAAAATGCTGGACACCGATCGCGCCTGGGATGTGTTTGAGATTCTGGAAGACAATTACTTCACCAAATACCGCGGCACCGGCCGTATCGACAGGGCGTTACCGCGTAACGCCTCCACCGATGAACTGCTGGCGCTGGTGGATCAGCTGCAGCGGACTATTCACGAAGGGGAATTCATCCCTGCCGGCCATGCGGCGCAGGAATACAGCTTCCCGAAAACGAAGAAGTCACGTTCGCAGATCATCAATGACTTCCTCCTGTCTCCGGAGGACGATACCCTCCAGCAGTTGCTGAACTACCTGAAGCGTGACGGCCATAATGTGGAAGAAGCCGAGCGCGTCGTGATGTGGTTGCGCGACTATATGCGGGATATGGGCAAGACCATCAACACCATCATTACCCATGCTCAGTACATCGAGCACGCCGTCAGTAAGTTATAATGTGATCGGGCACCGGTTTAGGCCGGTGCTCTCCCTCTTTTGTTTGAACGACAATCAAGAAATGCTTACCATACAGGTCAACGCGATTACTCTGTTTTTGTGGATGGCTACGTATGGAAGTTATATTAATTCTCGCTGGCGTTGTGGCTGTTATCATTTACTTCATCAATCAGAATAAGACAAAAGTTTCTGACCGCACGGTTGTGACGCAGCAAAGAACCATTAAGACTGATGACGGTGAGATCAAAGTACACCGAACTCAGGTCGTAGACAGCACATCGACGCAGTACCACGGCTCAGGTGCGCCGAGCGTCGCCAGGCAGACTGAATATGATCTGCAAGCCATCAACGATTATTATAAGCAGATCAACGAAAAGCCGGCACAGCCACAGATCACCCGGGAGCAGCCTGCCATTGATGTCGCACCTGTCCGAGTGCAACCACCTGCCGCCCGGCCAATTCCGGTGCCTCCTCCGCAGGCAGCCCATAAAGAACAACCAAAACCGGATCAGCCTGATAAGAAGAAATGCCCGCGCTGCAGCCGCAGTCTCCCGTTCGATAAATACGGTAAATCATCAAAGTATAATGACGGCATGACGATGTGGTGCCTGGAGTGCCTTCGCGCACCGCGCGACACACCGAAGATGAAGTATTGCCCTAAGTGCGGCAAGCGCCGGTACAAGACCAGTTTTTACGCGAACAGTAAGCGCAAAGACGGCCTGACCTTATGGTGTAAAGAGTGCATGGATAAATCGAAATGAGAAAAATATTACTGGTCGCGATGCTTTCTGTGTCGCTATCAACACTGGCCGATAACCCATGCATGCCAAACCTTATCAAAGAGGATATGTGTGTAGCCGCAAGTAAATTTGCTGTGGAGATCAATCGCGACATTCCTGTTGATTTAGGCGGAGGCATCAAGCTAACCGCCGTAAAAGCGGAACAGCGCAGGGTAATATTAGCGGTCACTTTTCCGTACAATATGGATGTTCTTAAGAGCACAGTAAGCGATGATAAAAAAGTCATTGATGACAGCAAAGCCATCAGCAGAAAAGTTATGAAAACGAATTTGTGCACATCAAAAACAACACGCGCATTCATAAACTTAGGCGGCGAAATACAGCAGGACAGCTTCTTCAGTGACGGCAGTATTTATGACAGCCTGACCGTCACTTCGTGCGACTGATTATTTCATCTGCTATTCACCTTTTAATTTATCAATCTTCGCCTGTTCTTCCATTTTCTTTCTGTGTAGCCACAACCCGAGCAACCCTTTTTGTTTCTCGGGCCTTGGTTTACCTGTTGATGAAAAACCAATAAACCTTGTTTTGTACAGATAAATCAATGAAATGACCGGGATAATAGATAAGCCCATGTAGATAAATGTTAACGTCTGGTTTAATCTTCCATCAATAAAAATGTACGCGTAAATAACGACCATGATCGCGTTGCCAATAATGGCTAAGACTCTTAGTGCAGACACCTGAACCTCACTTCATCTGTTCTTCAACCTGATTAAGCAATGGTGCCAAATAAAACAGGTTCTGGAAAGGCAATAACTTGCGTACAGATCGCACTTCGTGATCATCAAACTCACCATTAAACACGCCAGATATAATATTTTTAATATCTCCCCCCATATCAAATGTTGGGCCTGCTAAAGACCATATACTATTGCGACTCTGATAACGGGATGCTGGCGGGCCACCAAATAAAGCACTCATTCCATAGGTGCCACCACTGAGATTTTCAATCATGTTATTAGGCTCGCCGAGCCACCCCATCATACCGGACCAGTCCAGCCCCTCTTTAACCAGGTTGGCGGGATCGGTGTTTATTTCACGTCCGGCCATCATAGATTTCAGCACGTAAACCAGTGACCCCAGCCCGACCTGTAATAATGCACCGTAATAAAACGAGGCATCACCGGACTGAATACCGGATACCAGCGCGCGGTTATGGGTGGCAAAGAAGAAGGTTTTAAACTGCATCACGATTTTACCCAACTCACTGCTCATCATCAGCGGTGTATCACCAATGCCCGGCGTGATTACCGTGGTGCGTACATCTTTCAGTATCGCTGACTGGAACACTTCCCGCACTACTCTGTCATCCCACAGATGGCTACGCCCGGTCAGTAGCCCGTCCAGATCCTCACCGTGGCGACTGTACTGATCAGCAATGCGGTGCAGCATAGATTCATCGATACCAATATGTGCCAGCTTAGTGATCTCTTTTTTACTGAGCTTTTTACCACCAGCAATGGCGTTGGCTGCATTCAGCACTTTGGATTGAGTGATCAGCCCAGACCACATTTTCATGGTGTCGGTGTACTGGTTCATCAGCGTGAAGTTACCGAACTTCTGTGATGACCATTCCAGCCCGCGCTCCAGGAATGAACGGCGGCTGTATGGGTCATTCAGATCGGCAATCACTTTTGACCGGCTGGACAATGCATATTCCAGCCCTATTCCCATCTCCCGCAGGTCGGCCTTAGCGATACGCATCTTACTGATGTCCGTCATCATCTTACCGAGTGGTTTCAGTGCCGAACGTAGGCCATGCTGCATAATCGGACGTGCCATATCCGGCAATGATGAAATAGTCATACCGCCCAGCAGGCGCAGGAAGTTAACGTGACGCGCCACACGACCGGCACGGACAAAGAAACTGGACGGATCTTTCGGTGCACCGTAGGTTCCCAGCAGGCGATCGCGCATTGCCCGGATATCCCGTAAATCCGCATCGCGGCGCTTTTCCAGTTTTGCCCGCTCTTTTGGTGTGGCAGCTTCAGATATCAGGCGATTGTAGTCCTCCGTGATCGCTTTTATCTGGCCGTCCATATCAACGCGGCCAAATCGTTTTGTCAGTTCGATTTCCGGTGCCACCTGGCGAATGTAGTTTTCCATCACATAATTCACATCCGATTCCAGGAAATCTTTTATCCGTTCGTCGGGGATGTTCAGGGTACGCGCCTTTGTGAAGCCAGCGTGCTTTGTCAGTCCGTCCGGGATCAGTTCTCCCGGAACAATGCCTGCGGGTGCGCCGATGATTTTATTAATGATGTCGTCAGCCGCTGCCTCAAGCTCTTCACGAGCCATTGGCTCCATGCGACGCATAGCTGCCTGACGGCGGCGGTCAAAGCGGGTGAGTGAATTGGCGTGACGGGACAGACGTGCATGTTCATTGCGGAACTGGCGCGGTTTATCCAGGATCTCAAGGTGGCGCTGTAGTTTCGGTAAAGTCTGCTCTGCGCTGTCAATTGCAGACAACTTTCTTTCCAGTTGCGCCTGACGTTTTGCCTGTTTCCTTGTCTGCTTCTCCAGACCTATCAGGGTGCTGAGTTCATCAGTAACCGCCTGCTTTTCTCCGATCAGCCGGATGTTATTATCGACCTCTGACAGCAGTTCTGTTTTTTTACCAGACCAGCTTTCCGCCTCGCGGATTTCAGCGCCGAGTTTCTCGGCTGCCGGCCTGGCATTTTCCGCGCGTTCGATACCGGCAACCGCTTTATCAAGACTGCTCTGCGCTTTGTTAACAGCAATCTGATTGGTTTCGCCTAACCAGTCAGCGATAACCTTTTTAAACTCAGACCGGTCACTGAGTATTTTGTCAAATTTATAAATACGCGGAAAATAGCTTTCTGCTGTGGTGACTTTTACACCCTCACGCAGAATACCTAATTCCACCATGTAATTTTTCGTCTGCTCAACGATAGGACGGATTGCGCGCGCTGCCTCAGCCACCTGCGGTACAGCATGCTGATCACCATTACGCATAGCATCCCCTACCGCCTCGCTGAACTCGATATGACTCATGCGGGTATCGCCACCGGTACGGGCGGCCTGCTTATACTGTTTGTAATAGTCGCGGGTGGACTCAACCTGTTTATAGATCAGCGCATCAAAGCGGCGTACAGCCGTCTCCACCGCACCGAACGAGGCGATCCCCTCTTCGTTTTTGGCATAGGTGAAATTATTCTCAGCCAACTGCTGGTTAACCTGTCTGGCTATTTTTGATGGTGATTGAGCAACACGGCCCACCGGGCTGACATTCATTGTTTTGTTAACGAAAGAGGGTCCCCTGATTGCTTCCTGCTCCAGCGTGGTATCGAACACCTCAGCGGCACCAATGCTGCGATCGCCCGATTGTCCCGCTGGTGGTACAGTAGCCGGGTCGCCCATCACGTCATTACGGAACTTTGAAGCCAACGCACCACGGTTTTTAACCAGCTGAATCGCTGATCCCATCACGCCGCCAAGGGTGGCATCAAATGCAACGTTAAGCGCACTCTCCGTCAGCATCCGTGCTTCCTGTGTTGCGCTGAGAGCCGTTTCTGACAACACTCCGGCACCGGCGTTTGATAGCGCCAGAGTACCGGCAGTTCTGGCCACACTTCCGCCGCGTACCGCCAGCCCACCGGGAATAAAAGTCGCCGCTACGTTTATCGGGTCAATCACCCCCATAGCCAGACTGCTGGTAAATCCGGCACCGCCAGCCTCTGCCAGCAACGTTCTGTCCTGTATCTGACGATCTATGCGCTGCTTAATGGCGGACGTTTCCAGCGGAGATTGAGAGTGAATAAACGCATCTGCATAATCCTCATACCCTGCCAGCGTATTATCGTCTTCAAACGGGTTATAGCCCTCTACCGCCTCAAACTGATTAAACGGTATGGTGGCGATCAGGCTGCCGACAGAGTTATCAATCCGGAATGCTGCGTCACGCAGGCGCTTTGTCTCGTTGCTGTCATCAAGCGGATTCAGTGGCGCATACCAGGATGGTTTTTCATTATTACCGTACACCGGCTCAGGCTGCTGCATAGCGTTTACATCAGCAGGCAGGATGCGTTCCGGTTCCATCTCATAGATCGGCATTATTTTTTACCCCATGAAAAATAGTTACTCAGGTTATTAACGCGTTTGTCGTGAGCATCTTTATATTGTTCACGAAGCGCATCACGGCGCTCATCGTTGGCTTTATCCGCTTCCGCTTTACGTTCAAGACGCTGGCGCTCTGCCGCCGCATCTTTAACGCTCTGCTCTTTTTCTTCCATAATTTCACGGTACATCGGGGATGTTGCCTGATCCGGCTTAAAGCGAACCAATTGCCCGTTATCACCATAGTACGGAAGGTAAATTGGTACATCGTCACTACCAGTTTGTTTAACCATTACGCCATAACTAAGATCACGTGGAGTAACAGCATCCGGTACCAGAACTATTTCTGCATCTTCCGGAAGCCCGCCGAATACTTTTGATGCCAGCTGTTTTTTATCCTCTTCCCACTGCCCCTGAATCCAGTTACCGGCACCGGATGACGTAATGCCATAAGCAGCTTCCGGCGCGTATTTCATTATTTCTTCTTTGCCGTTTACCGAAGTAACACCCCAGGTCTTTTTCACCTGAGCATCCGTTATTTTCTGAGCCAGTTTTGCGTCACCACCGGTTTCGGCAAAGTTGGCGTCATAAAGCGTCTGGTAATCCCGCAGGTATTCACGGTTATTGATACCCGGTTTATCCGCCCCCGGGGATGAGAACCCGCCAAGCGTATAGAAGCTATTGATATTCGCCTGTGCCGCTTTATCACGGCCTTTCATGTAATCCTTGTCACGGACCTGTGCTGCGATCATCTGTTTAGTTCGCTCATCCTGCTCATAGGTCAGGCGGTACGCTGTTTCCACTGCCTTATCCTCTGGCATTCCGGCGCGGTTAAGTTCGTACACTTTGGTGTAATAGGCCATGGTTGAGGACGGCATATCAGTTGCTGCTGCCGGGTTATTATCAAAAATCTGCCCATACATTTTAGCAATCGGCAGAACCACCTCGGGATCCTTGGATGTTGCGCCGGTATTGAAGATAGTTTTTACCTGAGACGGAATAATGCCGGTACGAGAGGAAAGTTCAGCGACGGCATTCAGACTGTTTTCATCACGCAGACTGAAACCGGATTGCAGGTTTTTTTCGAAGTAATTATCCGCCGCCTCCTGATTATTTTTGTCGGTCGGATCCAGCGGGAAGTTATTCTGTATGGAAAGCTCCAGGCGGTTTGCGGAAAATGTTTTTTCCTGTGCCTTAATGTTGCTGTCAACGAATTTACCGAAACGCTCCCAGCGCTGCATACTGCTGGCGTAATTAGGTTGTGACGGGTCTGGCTTTATCTGCTCCAGCAATGAAAGCTGAGCCGGCGCCGTCATATCTTTCGCCGCTGAAATAAGCCCGGCATAGCGCTTTGCCTCCTGCATATCAGTCAGCATCCTGGTGCCTTTATCGTAGCCAAAGGCAGCCATGACTTCACCCGCTGACGGCGCGCCGGGTGCATCCAGTCCGTTTTCCCACGCAGCATAGGCATCTGCTATTCTGGTACCGAGTTCTTCCTGTGCTTTTTGCTGGCGCTGTTTATCCATCTGCTCAGCCTGGCGCAGATATTTCGCCTGGTCTGATTGGTCGAGCGCATCGAATGCCGCGGATCCGGTTAGGCGCTTTGGAACCTGTACCGGCTGGCTGCTGGATGCTGGCTGCGCTGTCTGCGATAAATCCACCAGCCCCAGTGCCGCCTGAATGCCGTTTGAGATATCATCACCGGAAATTTTATTAAACTCGCTCTGCCCGTTCTCTTTAATCATGATCGCCATTGAAAGGCGTGTCAGTGTGTTAAGATCTGTTAAATCAAGGCGGGTGTCACGCGGGACATTGAGATATTCAGAGACAAATTTAATATACCCATCAGTGTCATTATCATCTTCCGGCGGTGCCCAGCGGGTGATTATCTGCTCCGGTGTGACATACCCCTGACGCGCATATGACAGCAGGTTACGCCCGGTTGCCCGGATGCCGTGTGCCGGTGTGGCAAAGGTGACGAACGCGCCATCATTACCGGTCTGACCAACCCATACGTCTTTAGATTTGCGGATGTTGCCCGGATTGTTGTTGCGGACGCCGCGGGCATTGCCGTTACTGCCACCCTGAACGTATAACTGCTCCTGCTGGTTATGCAGCTGCTCAGCGTATGCCGTGGCATCATCCGGGCTATCAAAAATACCCAGGTGTTTACCGGTTTTCTCATACAGAGCAATGGCTTCATCATCGGTCAGCAATTTACCATCATCGCTTACTGTCGGCAGCAGCACCTCCCCTTCATCGGTACCGATAGATATCGTTCTTACCGTGCTGACAGACCCGTCTTCGTTCTGTACTTTCGGGCGATTCATCAGATTGATGTTGCCCTGCTGCGTCATGCCTTTTACAGATCCGACATCACCACCATAGTATTCCGATGCACGGCTAACACCGCCAAGGCTGGACGGTTCACCGTTCTGCTGCATGAACTGCATATAGTCCGCGCCGATCTGGTTCTCAATGGCTTTACGGGCGGTGCTGGTTTTAAACTCCTGCTTTTTAGCTAGGATCTGCTCATCACTCCAGCCGTGGGACAGGCCGAAGTCTTCTATCTGCTGAAACACCTGCTTGTTGGTTGAGACATACGCCTGATTATCACCATACTGCGTGGCGGCCGTTTCCGCATTCAGCGTCAGCGTAGACTGGAACTGATCGGTTTCGTATGACTGAATCTGCCCCATTTCATGCTTATTTGCCTGACTGCCGAACTGCAAGCGCATTTCCTGCACCTGCTGCATGAAGTGTCCGCGCGCATTATCATCCGGCAGTGTGGCCGCAATCTCTCCGGCGAAAGAATCAAACTGATTCTGGTACTCTGCCGCCTTACCTATGGCGTTTTTACCCTGCTGTGCCAGCAGACCATTCTGCGGATCGGTCATCAGTTCATTGGCTTTCTGTCGCAGCTGTAACGCAGCATCCTGTGACAACGCCACATTGGCGCGCTGCTTTGCCTCAGCAAAAGCATTGATATACTGTTCACCGGCCTGTGCCAGCCCGGCACCGAAGTGCTCAGGTGATGACTGCGCACTGAATCCGTTTGACGGTAACGGGCTGCTGCTGACCTGTCTTTCGTTATAGGTTGGTACTGTCGGCATAGCGCCCTCCGTTAAAAGAATCGTCCGTAATTGCCGGTCTGGCGGGTCACATCAAACAGGTTTGATCCGGTACCTGATGCGGCTTTGGTCGCACCTGAGCCAAATATACTACCGGTACCGCCTGCCACTTTGTATGCACCCCATGCATTCAGCGGCGTGGTCAGTATCGTGCCGACCGCACCGATATTGCCCTGACGGCGTGACATCTTCGCATTGAGCCGGTCATTAGCCGCCTGCAACTTATAGCCGTATGCCTCGCGGGAAGCGTTATTCATCACGGTGAGCGCATCGAGTTCACCCATGGCCGCAGTATCGCCGAAGATATCTAGCGCACCACCTGCACCGAGATCAACACCATTGGCGGACATGGTAGCCGCCTGAGCTCCTGCCAGCTGCCGCGCGCGGGAACGCTGCTTTGCGGCCTCAGCATTACCCCGGTTAATAGAATCATCTGCCGCCGCTTCATTTAGTTTGGCATTCTGGTTTGCAACGTCAGCGTTGAATTTGCCGGACTGATACTGGCTGTATGCCTGCATTGCGCCGGTGCCGATTGCAGCAGCTGCCAGCATAGTTGGTTCGCACATTATTTCGCCCTCATGGTGAAGTGATGGAAAGGCAGTTTCATTAAGCCGATCGGTTCCGCCGGTTCCAGCTGGAAACCCAGCCAGTGAAGCCAGGCTTTCGCAACGTGGTTACGCGCATCAACATAATTTTCCAGTGACGGATAGATCGACAGCATGGCTTTAAGTACCGGTTTGCAGCGGCGCAGGAATATCTTCTGATGTGTTTCAAGGTGAGATGAACTCACCAGCCACGGGATCCCCACGCCGCTCAGGATAGAACCCGGAGCCACACCGAATATTGTAACGACCTGACCGTCAATCAGACCAGACCACGCCTTTGTCGAACAGGTAACACCACGGGTAAGAACCTGCTCTGCGGTCTGGCCGGAGAATGCCGCGAACTCATCGTGATCAGCCTGGCGGACATAAGGCAGAAGCTGCTGTATATGCTCAGTCGTTGCCGGGATAATCTGTACGTGTGCCATCGGTTAAAACCCTCCGACATCAAGACGCGGGATAACCGCGAGGATGGACAGCGGCAGCGGATCCTCCTGCCGGATAAAGACGCGCCCATTTTTGCTCCAGTTGGAATCAAGATTGATTTCCACAATGCCTGTCGCGTCATCAACAGGGTTGTCGTAATACTCAAACTCACGCTGAGGGTATTCATACAGGTGGTCTTTGTCGGTACCGGCCCACACGCCACGGCTGGAATTAACGATAAGGCTGGCAACTTTCACCAGTTTCTTTTTATCCAGCAGCGTTTCCTGCCCGTTAATGTGGATGTCCAGTGTTTCCAGTTCGCTGGTAACCGGCAGACCGATATGCACTACTACTGACGGCGTGTCGATTTCCACCCGTTCACCGGAGACAACAACCGGCGGCGCAACATTGGCGTCTGCCAGCACATTCACGGTTTTTCCTTCCAGGTGCCCGATACCGGTAAAGAATTTACGGGCAAAGCCCCACGCCTCTGTCATCGTGCTGCGTAACGCTGGTGGCACATTACGGTTAGGTGACACCGTAACTTCTTTGCTATTAATGACTTCGACAATGCGGCATTTCAGTATTTTGTTCTCATCATCCTCGGTGTAATCAATGTGGATCTCGTTACCGATGTCGCTCTCTTTGAACACGTTGTCAGCCAGCACAGACAGGCGGTATTCTTCCTGATACGACCAGTCACCATCACCGCCGGTAATAACGACTGTTTTATCCGGATCTGTATTACGGCCGTCATAACTCAGGCCGGAGTCCACAAAGAACGCATCTTCCGTCCGGGTGAATAACCGGCTCGCCAGGCGCTCGACATAACGGACCGTCTTTTTACCGACTTTGCGCTTCACCACGAAGTACACCGCATCTTCCGCACCCTCACTGATGGTGCATACAGATTCAAATTCACCGTCGGTATGCTGCGGTGCCCAGGCGAAAACCTGTTGTTCCCGCAGATAGGTTAACGCCAGCAGTTCACCATCATCCCGGACACACCAGGCTACGGAGTAAGGTACGGTCGAAAAAGCCCAGTCAACAATCTGGTGTTTCTGGAACAGGTGGTTGGCGAGAATGGTTAAGTCTGTGCCCTGGTACCCGTCCACATCGAATGAATACGCCAGATCACGGACAGCGCTGCCTTTTTCCTGCACATACAGTGCAATGTTCGCTACGGCAATCGGCGGAAGATTACTGGTTCCGTTGGCACCCTGTGACGACATTGAGAAACTGGCCGGTGTGAGCACCTTATTCTGATCACCGGTAACCTGATATTCTCCGCCGGAGGTCAGAGCCACCAGCGAACCAACGTCGATCAGGTGACGGATTTCATTTACCTGCCGCCCGGCATAGGTGTAGATAATGCGGTCGTCATCCTGAATCGGGTTACTGCGCCCGAAGTCTTTATAATCGCCGCTGCGGCTGGCCCATATTGTTTGTGGTTGAGAACGGGACCCAGCAAAGAACAGGCGCTGCTGGTAATAGGTCACGGTACTCGGATAACCCAGCTCTTTATTCCAGGCTGCCCGCGCCCATTTGTGGCTGGCGTTGGACGCTGTGACGGCGTTGGACGGCAGATAAGAAATGACTTTCCCGGTAGCGGTTTTACCGTCACTGCCGACAGATTCAATTTTGACAATACCGAACCCACTGTGCAGGTATTCCCACTGGATACCATTATCACCGCCCCATCCGTCCCAGCTCATGCCCTCGGTGTGAGACGGACGCAGCGTACCGGTTTTACCGCCGGTATTGGCGCGGTAATAGTGACTGCCGGCGCGGCGCTGATCGTTAACTGCGGTTTCTTTATCTGTTTCCCACACCGGCACTTCATCAACAGCACGCTGTTCCAGGTAAAACTGTTTCCCCACCTGCTCGCTGCCGAAGATATTATGTGTCGCTGTCAGTGTTACTGTGCCGGTACTGGCGCTGGCGTACACTTTGATCGCCTTGTCGGTGTTAATGTCTTCAAACGGGCCGTTCTTTGTCTCCACTTCCGCCAGTCGCCAGTCATCGTGATCGTAACGCTGTAGTTCCATCGGCGGGTGATCGGTGTGAACGATGGTCATTACGTCAGCAGACTGCGTGAATTTCAGCTTAAACAGTTCAGATTCTGCATATGGTGTCGCCAGTTCAAACACTTCACCTTTGTGCTCACCATCGGCATACAGCACCTGCCCGCCATCTTTGAACACACGGATATACCGATCGCCGAACTCCAGCGCATAGGTTTGAACCGTACTGAACTGAAACGGAATCAGGCGACATTTTTTGTCGCCGTATTTAGCTGCAGCAATGAAACGTGTACCCGGACGGTTTTCTGCCCCACCGTACTGCCGGACAATGAAATTACGGCACTTGCGCAATGCTGTAGCGTACTTCGCCATGTCGACGCGCCCGTATAAACTCGGGGCGATTTCGCCGCCGGAGAATGACGGCTGGATAATACTGTAGGCCATTACGATAACCTCGCTGCGGTAAACTCATCCATGTAATCGACCGGCTCTGATGATTCCCCCAGGGAGTGAGCAGCCGCACCGACGATCGTCATCTGGTAAAGTTGCAGAGCCTCATTACCGATACCGGCATTTGATGCCAGAGGGCGCGCCAGTTCAGCAGCCAGACGCCACGCCAGCGCATCTTTAAACAGCGCGTCATACATGTTGACGTCTGTCACCCTGGCGGTGTATTGCAGCCACGCCTCCGGCTGATCGGTATAAATCAGTTTCCCGGTACCTTCTTCATCAGCACCGACCTGAAAATGAATCGCGGTATCAGGGCGGTAATACTTTTCACCCGGACGGATAATCGCAATAGCTTTCATGCAGTCCGTAGGGTAACGGTAGGCATATTTCCATTCAGGCGGCGGACTATTGGTATCAGCCAGCGCCACGCGCTTAACAGCAAAATTCCAGGGGAAGTCTGACAGCACCGCATCACGGCACTGCTCATAGTGCAGGCTGCACTGATTGGCCTCTTTGCTGGCCTCAGTCATACTGTTGATGGAACGGCTGTTACCGATGCGGCTGAGCGCGATATTGCAGATTTCGATTTCTGAGGCCACTGTGGTTTCTCCCCGTATCTGTACAGAAAAAGAAAAAGGGGCTTTCGCCCCCTTTTGAATCGGGGGTTAAACCCCAAGCTCTTTACGTTTCGCGTCAATATCTGCGCGGAGTTTTTCGGCACCGGCATTATAATGCGGCTTCTTACCAAACAACTGCTGGTATTGATCCTGTAATGCGGTCAGTTCATTATCCGCGCCGCCATCACCACCGGATGATCCGGTACCACCATCACCACCGCCGTCATCACCACTGTGATTATCGTTGCCGGTATTGGCATCTTCATTCGCCGTTCCACGCTCACCGGTTTCAATCAGCTGCAGATTACTTCCCGCCACACCGATGAACTCAATTTCCTCACCGGGATAAAGCAGGCGGCCATTGATAAAGGATTTCTTCAACACTTTATATCGTGACATGTCACACCTTAATTGCTGACAGCTTCATAGACCGGATGAGCATCCACATTCAGGATAATGCCTGCTGTGAACTTACCCGCTGTTAACGGGCCATCACCCACGATGTACTGGAGACGCAGGAATTTAAGACTGCCCTGCGGCACTTTGGCCACAATGCGCTTACCGGCATTCAGTGATGCAATCGGCATAGCCTCAGACAGAAAAATAGCCTTAGCATCAGAGAATGCTTTATCAGACGCGGTTTCCAGTTTGATCTGCACCGTGGCATCACCGGCGGCTTTGGCCTGCTCTGTCACCTGTGCGAACAGTTCCAGCGGCTCACCAATACCGATATCACGGAAATCATTACGCAGCGGGCCGAGGTCGATAATACCGGTACCGGCTGCTGATGCAGTAACCGCCTGATCGACGGAGAACATCGTTTCTTTATCTAAAATCATTGTGTTACCCCTGTTAAAAGGTTGCCGGAGGCTGATGCCGTCCGGCATACGCGGTTACTTAACCTGGCTTTCTGTAGTCAGAATGGAATCGACGCGGCGCACCGGGATCTCATCAAACGACACGACTTTCTTCCCTGCGACTTCCTGCATGGAAATGTTGACGTTCTTGGAGTTCTTAATCTGACGGCGCATCCAGCTGCGGATAGCCTGGTTGCAGTAGATTGCCGGGCGACCCATAGCGAGGTTAGGGATCTTCTCAATCGCCTGAATCAGCAGATCAGGCAGGTCGAGCGAATCGGCTGCTTCCGGGTCTTTCTTCAGTTTGCTGATGTCGATATTGGCAATGCGGACCACATAGCGCCAGTCACGGACAGTCAGGCCGTTTTTCCACTGGAAATGAGTGCGATAACCTTCGTACTTCCCGCCGTTCTCATCTTCCAGCGTCACTTGACCTTTGTGTTCCTGCTGCAGGCCAGCCTTAGAGCCTTTCGGGAACAGGCCATGAACGGTATTTTCACCCCATACTACCAACCAGATGGAGGTCAGATTGCTGCCAGTACCACCGGCATCAATGATGTTTACCCCGTTCTTCGCGGCCAGACTGTTGAAACGGGCAGACAGCCCCGTAAAGCGCTGCGGGTGTACCGTAGTATCACCGTAGATCAGTGTTTCTGCCATTTCCTGGTTCATCGACTCCAGAAACGCCAGTGACTCAGAGAGTAAAAACTCCGCAGTCTGACCGTTCAGATCAGCCAGTTCTTTATCCACTTCTGAATAAGTTTCCAGCATCCCGACCGTATCAGTAACCTGTGCGGTGGTTGATTTGCTTGGCGGCACACCATAGTTAAGCATGCGCCACGTTGCAGACGGCAGGCCGGTACGCACTGTAGTGCGATGACCGGTTGCCTGGTTCGCTTCGACAAAAAGCATATCGTCGAGGATCTCGTTGGTCTGATTCAGCAATTCGACAATTTTCGCCTGTTTGCTGTCAGGGCCTTGTCGTTTAGCCCAGTCAAGTAGCGTAAGTGCTGGCATGGTTTCCCCTTAATTATCCGAATAACACATCAGCGGCACTTTTCGCACCGCCGCTATTGCCAGTGACAAGACCGTCCTCTGACATGGCTTTGCCGATATTGGCAAAAATACGCACCAGCTCCGGGTGATTTCCGAGACCGGTTTCGTTCAAATACTGTTTCAGCTCTGGTGAGCCGAACTTATCCATGGCTTTTTGCGCTGCGCCAATGGAAGCATCGGTACCGAGGTCTTTATCTGCCTTAACCTGCTCAGCCCACTGTTCGATCTGCTGCTGCCATTGTGCCGCCTGCTGCTCAACCAGCTTCGGCATAATTTTGCTGCCATACACATCCACCAGCTTTTGCGCCTGCTCGTTGCTCAGGTTCAGCTCTTTGGCGATCGGCTCAAAGGCTTTTACTGCTTCGGCATCCAGCTCCTGACCCTCTGCGGCCTTAAATTCATACTTTTCCGGTGCTGCTACAGCGGGTTTACCTGGATCTGCTTTCGGGTCTTTGGCCGGTTGCTCAGTACCTTTATCCTGCTCATTACCCGCAGGAGTACCGCCGTTATTCGCTGGTGGTGTTTCTGTACCAGCCGGTGTGCCTGTTGTACCCGGAGCCGCTCCGCCATTATCACCACCCTCCGCGCTCTGCTCTTCACACAAGCGACGCATCATTAAGCGCTGCCATAAGTTCATGATTGTTTCTCCTGTTGTTTCGCGGCTTCATCAGCCATCAGTGCATAGAGTTCAGGGCAGACACGATGAAGCCCTTCAAACATCTGTAAACCAAAATTACGGCAGCCCTCTTTAAAGGCTGTCAGATACGGATCTGCTGAGAAAGATGAACCAAACACATTGCTTTCAGCCAGTAACCGCCACATAAACCGGCGGCCTTCCTCTGTTGACATAACTGATTTCAGGTCATCATCAGCGCGTTTTTGTTGATCACGCCGTGCAATGTCGTGCGCTGCCTGTTCCTGCGGAGTGAGCAGATAGGTTTCCTGTGCGTCTGTCACTGACCACCTCCGGCCAGCGCAGCCAATGCGCTGTTATCATCCATCGGCGTATTACCCAGCGCCTGAGCGCCACCGACAGCGGCCTGCGCCATCTGCATCTGTTGTGCCATAGCCTGCTGCTGCGCACGCTGTTCACGGATCTGCGCCACCTGTTCATTAGTTGCCACCACGGACGGCGGAACCCCGATTGATGCGGCGTAGGCGTCGATAGTTTCGTCCACGTTGATTTTGTCCAGGGCGTCCGGGCTGAACTTACCGATACCACTGGTGAAGCCGATGAAGCGCTCAATACTGCTGACGCCGATCGCTTTCTGTGCCTGCGCCATCACAGAGATGTATTCGACTTTCAGCTGCATACCCTGCATCTCATCCGGCGGTACCGGCAGCAGGTTGTTCTCAGCCATTACGCTGAACGTGCGGTTAATCAGCTTATCCAGCAGCTCAGAATCCAGTCGCTGCAATACCGGTCCCAGCATCAGCAGCTTTTCTTCCCGCATTTCTGCTACCGCCTCAACCGGCATTGAACGGGTATTCACGGTCTGCATCATGCGGAATAGGTCAACGAAATAGGCGTGATCGATAATCTGGCGGGTGTCCTGGATATCTTCCAGCAGGCCATTGGTACCGTTGGCCGGTATTTCAAACAGTGGCTTGATCTGGTTGTTCACATCTGCCATCGGCAGATAGTTAATCCCACCGGGGATAGTCGAGATACGCTGGCTTTTTATAGAGGCCGGAGCCTGTAAAGGCGGGTTGGTGATTTTGTCGATCATCTGCGCTTTGCGGCGCTGCAGCAGTTGCAGAGCTTTCACGCTGCCGAGCGCCACCATGCCGGGACAGGATGAACCGTAAACGTCCTCGCCGTTGACTTCCCAGCGTGGCGCCATGATCGGGAACTCGTCGTAACCGGATTCACGCAACAGCTTGTCATCAGTGCTGTTAGCCTCGTAATAAACGGACTTGTACGCTTTGTGCTTCGCTTCCAGTTTTCCGGTCTGGTGATCAAGGTTCGGATAGACCGCGTGAACCACATTCACCCACTGCCCGTATTGACCGCTGTTCCACTGTGATTTCACTGTATCGCTGACAGCATCCATACCGAACTCAGTGATCACCTGACGCACTGTCATGCTGAATTCACGGACGGCAGTATCGACACTCAGATCCGCGCCGTTGGCAATGTAAAAGCTGCCGGTCGGAAACGGTACGGTACGGATCACCCTCTGCGGGTCGGCAACAACAGCCATTGCACCGGTGGCGAACGTGCCTAAATCCTCGTACATCAGCGGCAATGACTGGTAGAGATTGGAGCGGTTAAACACTTCGTTCATGCGCTGTTCGACAGTTTCCAGCCAGAGTTTCACCGGACCGTAGTCCATCAAATCACGATCAGGTGTCGCCAGGCGGAACCACGGACGCGCCGGGCTGGTAATGCCGGACATCATGCCGCTGGATAAGGTACGCGCCGCCATAACGGCAGCAGGGTCAATAATTTTGCTGTTGCGGCGATCACCACGGTTAACTTCCGAGGCGGTAAAGCGGGTACTGCGCGGACGGGTGAAATCAGACAGCTCACGCCAGTGCGGCTCAAAAGAAAGGCGCTCGGCTTTCAGCTGAGAGAGTTGCTTATTTAACTGCTGTTTCAGGCTATCTGACATTATCCGCCCCTGTGATTACTGGCCTAACAGCGTTTTACCGCTGGTGGACGCGGCACCGGTGGCGCCCTGAGAACCGGTCAGCATGGTTGACTTGCGGCCTGATGCTGCACGACGGCGGCGCATTTCTTCATCACGGCTGCTGGTGACAGCTTCGTCCTGCTCCTGTGGTGCTGCCTGAACCGGTGGCGGCGTACTGATTTTCGGCTTGCTGAATCCACACATATCCACACCTCGATAAGATAAACATAATTACTTTATATGGATTGTATATCATGTTAATTGACATTTGAAATAAACATAACTAACATTTTGTTTATCATTCAGCCGTGATTCTCTTTACCCTCCATAACAAGTGTTGCCAGTGCTACAGCTTTGCCCTCTTCGTGAGGTTTTTTTTTATCTGTTATTCAGGCGTAGGGATCGTAATCGTTGTCGGCTACCACTGAGCCGTGAGAGAGGTTTTGTTTGAATTGCGGGTCTTTTTTGGTGACCGGATAGGCAAATGTCAGCGCCAGCGCATCACCTTTACCCGGAGAGCGGCCTATGCGTTTTTTAATATCGTCTTTGGCTTCCAGCAGTATTTTACCGTCCAGGCGGACTTTGTATTCAGCAACAGATAAATCGTCAGCGGTTTCCTGATCGTCCAGCGCCCCGCCAATCTTAAGCCACGTTTTAACGCTGTTATACATCTCACCGCGCTTGTTATACATCTGCGGGTCAGTCGATGAGCCGTTGAACTGCACCAACTGCCAGTCGCGCCCCCAGTTCATGCCAACGGAATAAATCCCGGTACCGTAGCCGAAATCGATATGCACCGCGTCCGCCTGATAGCGGTCCTCAAAATCAGCAATGCGTTTCGCCATGATCACATCATCGGTGGTTTTGGCACCTGACCACAGGAATTTACAATGCAACCCCTGCCGCATGTAGATAACCGCATCATCAGCGCCGGAATAGGCAGGGTCAACACCGATGATTACCGGAGCATGAGCCACATCAGCAGCGGTTATCGTCCGTTTCATGGCAGCATCGGTAAGGCCGGTCGGGATGAACTGAGTTTCAGAGGCTGACGGGAAAATGCCGCGCACGCGGATTTTGAAGAAATCGCTGTCTTCCCCCATATCCTCTTCCCACTTTTTGATCTGCTCTTTGTTGGTGCCCTCCACCGTCCGGCTATCTATCTGCTTTGTGCGCCAGCGGTGTTTAAACTTACGGAAGCACTCACGGAAACGCCCGGTGTTACGGGTCGGGTTACCAAACGCAATCCAGATAATTTCCGTGTTCTCATCCGTCAGCGCCCCCTCTGCCACTTCCCACACCAGATCGGCAATATTGGATGCCTCATCGAACACCAGAATGATGCGCTTGCCCTGGTTGTGCAGCCCGGCGAATGCCTCGGTGTTGTTCTCTGACCACGGTACCGCATCTGCCCGCCATGCGTTGCTGTGGTTCGGGTCGTTGGAATAGATAGCGGTTTTGGTGCAGGTGAACCAGTCACGGGTGATGGAAAGACGCTGCCACTTGGCAATCTCCGGCCATGTTTTGGTTCGCAGTTGGTTTTCGGTGTTGGCGGTGACCACGACTTTGCAATCTTCGCAGGTGTCCATACCCCACTTAATCACCATGGAAATGAATGCTGATTTACCGATACCGTGCCCGGATGCACGAGCCAGCAGCAGCGGCTGATGTCGGGTGTCCGGATTACGCAGATGCTGGCCGATTTCACCCAGCGCCTCAGCCTGCCACTGACGCGGACCGCTGGCCGTTTCCAGTTCGGTGCCCGCCTCGCCCCACGGAAAGGCGTACAACGCATAACTGAGCGGGTCATGCGTGAACATGGCGATATCGTCAATCAGCTGTTCTTCCGGTGACGCGGCGGCGGCATCTGTCATTACTCAATACCCTCTGCTGCCCGTTTACGTGCCGCAGCCAGTTTATCCGCCAGCGAGATATTGACGTCCACCTGTACGCGCTCCCGGAATGCATTGATATCGACGTGCTTACCGATGAGTTCCAGCACCTTGAGTTTGTCCAGGAGTTTCACTTTTTTCAGGCGGGTATCGCCATCTATGTCAATGATATCGAATGCGGCCACCGATTTACGCCAGACCGGCGACCATTCACTGATGGGCTTGATATCACCTTTCTCATTGAGAATATCCGCGATATCCGCGTCCAGCATATCCACCAGCCGTTTGAGTACGGTGTCAGCGCTCATCTTGGTGCGCTTGTTCCGCTGCTGCATGAGCTGGGCGATACGTTCCTGAATGCGGGGGTCTGCCATCAGTACCGATGCACGTTTACAGGCACTGCCGGGAGCGTACCCGGCAGCAATGGCGGCGTCAGTCTGGTTATCAGGGGCTTTGATATATTCCTGACAGAAGCGCTCCATTTGAGCGTTAAGCGATGTAGGTTTTCTAGCTGGTGGCTTACGTGGTTTCTTCGTGGTCATAATCATCACCTCTACGGTTATTATGACCAACTAAAAGATAAACTTCAAACTCTATAGGGAATGCAAAACAATAATAAATGAAACCCAATCACAATTATTAATAAATCTAATTGAACATTACACCATGCACACTTATTTTAAATTTAAACAATTACCTTAATTTTACTTTTTTTATTATTAAGTTACGCAATCATCAATTCAAAGCCTAAAAAAGGAAATATTATGGCTAAATATACTGTTTCAAAGTTCAATTTAACAAAAAAAACAAAGCCTAACACCTTCGATTACATAGAACTAAAACTAGAATTATTTAATTCATCAGGAAACCCCAAGAGCATCACATACACTTTACATGGCGATGAAAACTATAAATTACACAACATTGAATCCATAATTCAAAATGGACTACAAGTTGCGATGGACAATAAGATTAAAATTGAAATTTCAGAATATCTAGAAAGAAATTACATGACCCTAACTCTACCAGAATTTAACAATGGGAAAATCGTTAAAAAGTCACACCGATACACAGCTCATAAGATATAGGAATGCAGGGCCATTGAAACAGCCCTACAATTTAAGCTCATGCCACCCTTTAGTATTCCAGCACTCAGCGGCACCAGATAAGCAGCAATTAGCTACTGGTAGCTGCTCTCCGCACTTACCACAGCAACGCTTTGATAGCTCTGCAATCTCACGCTTAAGCCTTGCGTCATCGTTACGAATGAGCATTTGAATATATTCCGATTCGTCGTACGGTTCGCGCCCCGGTCTGCGCAATGCGCAATTACGCTTAATCATTTCGTGTTCTTCGGCTTCGACCTGCCACTGCGGAGTAACCAAGCCAGCTTCACGCTGGCGTTTACGTTGTGCTGCTTTGCGCTCTGCTGGTGATTTAGCCATTGAATAACATCCCCACAGCTACGGAGAACACGCACCAGAACACGACGAATATTAAGTAAGTTTTTAGCATGCTACCTCCCTCCGGCTTTTCACTGTTCCTGAATTACCAAATGTAAAAATATATGCAGGCAAACCAGCTTGCTCCCTATTGTTTTTGATTAGGTCAGACATGAAGCATATTTCGGATAATCGATAAGCTACTTTTTCCGCGTAAATACAATCTTTTCTGTTTCGGTATTTACGCATCAATCGTGATGCATTTATGCTTGTAAACCTCTGACGATTCGGGCGACCTGCAGCTGTATGCATTTTTTTGAGCACTAACTTCTCTTCCTTACCCCAAGTATCTAACAATGTATCTAAATCTGTTCCTTTCATATTCACCTCGCGTGACATGTCACGATTGTTTGTTTAGTTTAATTAACGGAATATCGAAACCAACGTGATTACCGCCCGTTAACTGCTCAAATTCTTTTTTAACCGCACTAATTACCTCACCTTCACTATCCATAAACGCCACAGGCTTTTGTTGGACTAATGCGAGATTCTCAAGCACCACGCGGTCTAAGCAGCAACAAACTGCGTGCATTTCCTCATAGGTGAATGAGTCTTTCATTTCATCACCATCAAGCACACGGTAAGCTAGATAAATTCCGTCGATAGTTGCCATATTTATTTATCCCTAGCCTTCAGCATTGCATCAGCCATTATGTAAGCCTCACGCGATACCCACGCCGCTGACTCTTCAATCACAACCGCAATCATGGCTTCGTTTGATAAAATGCCCTGCATAGCAGACATAGCGAACTGGTCACGTATTGTTAGCGCTTCATTTTGCGGCGGCATGGTAATAATTCCCCCAGTAGGCCCACCATTTTGTTTTCTTAAATCTTCGCTCATTGCCTTACCCTCAAAATAACGAAACTTGTTTAACTACTGTTTTCCCACGGCGCTTAGGCTTAGCCTTTGTGTTACCGCCGTACTTATCCATCCAAACTTTTGCTACATGAAAGCAATCGTCAAACATGGCGCCGCGCTTACTTGCCTGTGAGCATCTACGGTAATGTGCGATACCTTCATCAGCGGCAAGCTGTAATGCCCCCCCCCTGATAATCAAGCTCTTTAAGCTTCTGGATAATGTTCTTTCTGATAAAATCTTCTGGACTCATAAGGACTTACCTCATTCATTCAACGATTCGTTAATCGACTCACAAACTTACCTATTGGTAATAAGTTCATGAATTGTCGATTTTTCCGGTAACCTTACCGTTATCTTCCCGGACTCACCCCACACCTTGGAAACTGCCACACTCCAGACCTTGCAATCATCATCAAACAACGCATCCATCAGGGCTTTAAGCAGGTTATCGACATCCGGCTTCTGCTGGTGCGGCTGCCCTGCCATGCTGCGCCTTTTCACCCCTGACCAGCTTTTCGGCATCGGCATCTGGAAAACGATTTCAGCACCGGATTCAGGCAGCGTTATGCGGCGTAACCGTGCTTCGTCACAGAATGCTCTGTATCGCATCACCGCAGGCCGTTTCTGCCACTTGTCCCGTTGCGTCATTCGCGGCTTTGGTACCGGCGTGATATCGAACTCGTTAACCTGCATTGTTCCTGGCCTTTTTCAGTAGTGAATCAAACAGTTTCTGCATTCGTGCCGGTTCGCCATACTGCTCAATCGGCTGGCGCACTCGCGGCTTTCGCTCTGTCACCCGGGGTTTAGCTGCCGTTTCCTCGCTGCGCTCATGGCTGCGCCTGAGAGCTTTCGCGATATTCTCGCGCCTGGTCTGCGCCTGATTTTCAAGCCCTTCCCGGTGGTCATACCGAAGCCAGTGGACGAAGTTGTATGAGTTTCTTTTACGCCCTATCACATTCCAGCGGTACAGCTGGTCGAGCGCATACCGCACTGCAGATATACCGACCTTCCGTCTGTGGTCGTTCCTGATGGCGACCACCAGCTGCATGGCAGTGAGATCCGGCTTATCCGCAAGAACCCGCACGATGTAGTCCTGAACCCGCATATAGCCCCCATGGTAATTACCTTACAGGTAAATATAACCATATTGTTTATCTTTTCAAGAATAAAAATACCAATATGCCGAATGCGGTTAAAACGCCCTGTATCGAATTCTGAGAGACTTTTAAAACCACATCATGAAAACGTACTGACCACATAGTTAAAACCTCGCTACGTTGTACTGGCTTACGATTTTGATGATTCATGCACTCAGGCAGATCGTTGTTTCTTTCTTTCGAGCATTTCCATCCATGCCGGAGGCGGACGGGTTTTATCTTCCACACGCAGAACCGGACGGGGTATCGGCTCGCCTTTGGCTACACGGTCAGCCCACTGCCGGATCATCTTCGCCAGGCGCTTTTCAACCTCAGGCTCAGTCAGTCGCAGGTCATGCACCCTGTTTCTCAGGTCAGTGAAGATCCAGTACTGCACCGGGTGCCGGAATGGGTACATCTCAGCACTGCGGTAATAGCCCCGCTCCGCCATGTATTTATTAAAATCACGCAGCATGTCGTCGAACGGGATACCGAATGCGTTTGAGTCCACCAGCTTATCCGACAGCATCACAATCACGTCAGACAGTTCAGGCGGCCACGGATTGCCGTTCATGCAGCGATCCAGGCAGAACGTGAATATCATCTCAAACTGGTCGTCACTCAATCCGGCGGTTGCCCGCTGCCACATCGATGACGGTTCCGTCCCGTTCTTGCCCGTCCACTTGTCCCCATACAGCTCGGTCATCTTCAGCCAGAGAGTCGAGATATTCCTGCCCGTATTTTTTCCGGATCCCATGCTCGACGAGTTGTACCGCTCTGGATTTCCCGCTGGATGGGTTAAATTTAAATTCTGTGTCATCGGTGTGACCTCCGCTCTGTTTCGGTTGTTTCATGCGCTGCTGCCGGATGCTTTTGGCAAATGTCATTTCCCACTGTGCGTGGTGTTTGGCTTTCCCTTCCGCCTGCCAGTACGTGATGAACTCGGCCAATTCCTCAGGCCGGTACGGCTCATTCAGTATCACGCCCCACTGTGCCGCTTTGCGGCTGAAATCCTGATCCGGCTGCCAGTGTCCGGTCATCACGAATTTACCCGGATAATCTGACCAGTTCCCTGCCGGTGAGCCCTCCGCCTCAGGAACAGGAATAAAATTTTCTTCGCGCGCGCCAGAGAGAGTTGTTTTATGTTCTTGTTCCTGATCTTGTTCTTGTTCCTGATCTTGTTCTTGGCTTCCGAGGGTCTCCGAAGCCCCTTCGAAGCCCCTTTCTTTTTTCTCTGATGGTTTCCTCTCAGACGACATATGAAAGCAATCTTTATATTTCTGATAAAACATTGATAAAAATTGATTTTTAGGCTGACTGTCATACTCTCTTTGTATGCCAATACAGCGGTTATCTGATGCTTTAAGCGCCGGTGCGATCTGGTACTTTGCCATTTCAATCACCCAGACCACTTCGGCATCCTCATCGTAGTGGCAAAATCCCGCTTCGATACACCTTCGAAGCCCCTTCGAAGCCCCTTCCAAACCCAGCCCGGTTTCATGCGCCATGTAAATGACCGGGAGGTAATACATGCCTGTCATATTGGCATGAGGATTTGTAAGCAAATACATAGAAACAATAAGAGCTTCGTGACCTTTTTCCCTGATCTCTTTACCGGTCTTCCCTATCCAGAATTGTGGTGAAACTTTCCCGTAGTCACGCATAAAAGCACCACTCACTTAGCACTGTTGATTAACTGCTTTAATACAGAGCGATAGGTTGTTGAGTTTTCAAAATTGCAGGTAACGCATACCCCGTTACAAACGTAGCGCTCTGCAACATGGCCGTTTTTACATTTCCTGCCCGTGAAAAACTTACTAAGCCCTTTCGAGGCTGCTTCTTTCCTGCTGATAATTTCCATCATTACCCCGCTGAATTGTGTGTATGTGTAAATGCTAGCCATATTTTAAAAATAGATCAACCTTAAATGCATAATTGTTTATTGCGCATAACCAGAAAGTAAAAAGGCCGCACAAGGCGGCCCCATATGTTCATCACTCGAAGAACCTTATCAGCTCTTCCATTGTCACTGCTGCACCATGCTCAGTACATGCCTGGTGTAATCGCCTGATAGTTTTCAGTCCCGGCTGTCTGCGGGCATAGCTCAGGTGTGTCCTGATATAACCGACAGTTACCCCGGCTTTATCTGCGAACGCAACACGATCTTCTTTGTTAAGACCATTCCAGAATGCATGAAAATTGAAATCTTCCATATTTTTCCTGTTCTATCGTTAAACATTCTGAGAATAATAACCAACATGGTCATTTACCAACAAGGTCATGATTCTGTTTAATGGCAGAATCAGATAAACATTTACGAATACATTTTAATCAGGCAACCCATATGAAAAACATCAATGAGATAAGGAGAGATAACCTCATCTTCATTCTGGAGAAGTATTACGACGGCAGACAGAAAGCGCTGGCCGATGCGCTGGGGTTCGCCCCGAACATCATTTCCCGCTACCTTTCCTCATCCGATTTGAAGAGCCACCGTAATATCAGTGACGCGGTTGCCAGGAAGATAGAACATGTCACGCGGGTGCAAAAGTACTGGATGGATACCGACCATTACAACCGGCCGGCAGAAAGCACCGACGATATCTATTCACCGACAGAGATCGGCGCAATACTCGCAGATAACATCAGTACCTTCATGCTGACTGACGGCGTGAAGTCACAGACTCAACTGTCTGTTAAAAGTGGGCTGGGGCAGTCAACGATTAACCGTATCGTGAAGAATGAAACCAGTGCCACTGTGGACAGCGTGGACTCTATCGCCAAGGCGCTGGGCCGTAAAGCTTATGAGCTGCTGATCCCGTCCAACGATACCGACGTCATTAAGTATGACCAGAAACGGTATGCCGCACTGTCACCGGCAGAGAAAGAACAGATCCAGGACTTTATCGAGTTCATCATAAAGAAAAACCGGTAATAAACTCAGACAGATGCGAAATCGGCCAGCCTCGAGCTGGCTTTTTTTCGTTGTGATGATGATCAATTTGTTTATCTTTTATTGTTTTTTATTGTTGACAACGTTCAATTGCGGGTTATTATTCATATAAAGTTGACCACATTGGTCATGCTCTTTAACAATTGAGACTGCAACACAACCCCTAATTCTGATGCAGCAGAATGTCCTCGCTAACCCGTAGAACCGGAACGCGGGATCGGAACGTGAAAAATTACATGAACTGGCGATAACCGTCGGTTTTGCTATACGCCAAAAAATAAACAAACAGTTTATTTAAATGGAGAATAACATGACATTTTTTATTCTCAACGGCCTGCACGTTTTTATCGTGTGCGGCAAGCAACAGCAGTTCACATCATTCCGTACCGGCATTAAGTGGGCTTTCACCACCAAAACCGCCGCACGGACAGATCAACTTATAGGTGAGCACAATGGCAACAACCAATAAAGAACGTATGGATGCCAATTTAGCCGCGGCGATAGTGATGGCCAGCGGCGAGGCATGCATTGATATAGCGAAAGCAACGACAGACCTGATTGCCCGTATTAACAGCGATAAATCCAACCAGGCACTGGAAAAATACGACAACGTTATTTTCCGTGTTGGCCTCGCGGCCACATCATCAACTTGCTTACAGGCACTGCCGGATGAGCAGTGCATTGAAGCGCTGGCACACGTCATCAGAAATATGGATAAGTACCCGGCCACCAGCGATAAAAAGCAGTATTTTGAATCACTGTGCGGCGAGGATGCATTCCCTTCCGCTGATCATTCTGCTGCAAAAAATGATAAACAAACCGTTTATCAACAGGATGAGGTGATGACCGATAATGACTGTCAGGCAGCCACGGAGCCACCACACTTTGAGCCGGGCCGCTATCCTGATATCCCTAACGAAACGTATCACGCATCGAACGGTATCAGCAGCACCATGCTGAAAGATGCACGGATCAGTCTGATGTATTACCAGCGCCGCCACATCACGAAAGTGATTCAGCGTGAACGCTCAGAGGAGCTGGATTTCGGCAGCCTTTTTCATACTCTGGTACTGGAGCCGGAAAAGCTGGACGCGGAATTCAGCCTGCCGCCGGTTATCCCGGCTGATGCACTGACCAATACCGACTCTATGAAGAAATGGATTGAGAGTTATAACGCCGGTCTGGAGCCGGTGATGAGCAACGACGACCTGAAAGAAGTTATTGAGGCATATAACGCCACGCTGTCACAGCCGTTATCTCTGTCCGGTAACGCTGAAGAAATCGGTTCTCTCTATGTTTCGTTGCCTGATGCTTTCCGTACCATTCCGGAGCATGAAAAGCACACCGCCGCGGCAATGAAAGCCTGCATCAAAATGTTCAATAACACCCTGCCGGTACCGCTGAAAAGATCCGGCGGACGTATCGATATGATTCGGGAACTGGAAGCGATAAATCCTGAGCTGGTGGAAGCAGAGCGCAATAAGCCTGATCCGCTGATTACCTCCGGTAAGAAAGAAGACCTTATCGCCAGAATCAAAGCTGTATCACCGGAAACCGTTTTCGCTGATGAGTTAATGCAGGAATGGCAGGCAGATGAATCACGTATCCGTATCACCGGCGATCAGTTAAAGCTCGGCAAAGCCATGCAGGAAGCTGTCTACCAGCACCCTGAAATCAGACCGCTGATTAATCATCCGGGCCGGGCCGTGGAAGTCAGTTATTACGGCATTGATGAAGATACAGGTCTTGAAGTTCGTGTCCGGCCAGACCTTGAAATATCCACCTCGGACAGCCGTATCGGGTTCGACCTGAAATCGGTATCACTCGGACGTTTCAAGCAGGATGCCATCGAGGCCATGATCCGCCGGGAAATACTCAACCGCGATTATCACGTCAGCGCGGCCATGTACTGCGATATTGCCGAACTCGACCAGTTCTTCTGGATCTTCGTTAACAAAGACGAAAATTACAACTGGGTCGCGGTAGTCGAAGCTTCGCCGGATTTACTGGAACTCGGCCGCCTGGAATACAAAAAGACGCTGCGTGATATCCGCCAGGCTATGGACACCGATGTATGGCCGGGACCGGTCACCACCACACTCACTATCGGCCTGAGCGATTTCGATATGCGCCGCCTGGAATCGCTGCAAATGGACGCCGCTTAATGCCCACCTTATTTTATGCCCGGCAATAGCCGGGCCGGAGATATCACTATGTCAGAATTAATGACGCAAGAATCAGTACCTTCAATTTTCAGCGCTGACGGCCTGGACAAAATGCTGCGCTTTGCTGAAGTAATGGCGCGCGGAACAGTAACTGTACCTGCACACTTAAAAGGCCAGGAATCTGATTGCCTGGCAATCGCCATGCAGGCGGCGCAGTGGAATATGAACCCGTTCGCCGTGGCTCAGAAAACGCACATTATCAACGGCGTACTCGGCTATGAAGCGCAACTGGTTAATGCCCTAATTTCAAGTTCATCAGCCATTCACGGGCGCTTTCATTATGAATACGGTGGTGACGGATGGGAAAAATGCACAGTCAGCAAAGAAGTATCGGAAACAAAATCAGGCCGCAACGGCAGCTATGAGGTGACAAAGCGCGTTCGCGGCTGGACAGATGCCGATGAGCACGGTCTGTTTATTCGTGTCGGAGCGATCCTGCGCGGTGATACCGAAATCACCTGGGGTGAGCCGGTTTATCTTTCCAGTGTGGTTATCCGCAACTCCCCACTGTGGGCCACCAACCCGAAACAGCAGATCGCCTATCTGGCAGTGAAATACTGGGCGAGACTTTATTGCCCTGAGGTGATCCTCGGTGTCTATACCCCGGATGAGCTGGAAGAACGCCCGGTGAAAGACGTCACCCCGCCGAAAGAGCGCGTAACACTCAGCGAGTTATCCCACCAGCAGACAGAACCACCGCAGCCGGAGCCTGTAAAAGAAGTCACCGGTGAACTGGTCGAAGAATTCGACGCTGAGGCAATTCGCCGCGCTATCGATTCCGCCGAAACACTGGATGCCGTGAAAGATATCCGCAGCCGGATTGATGAGGGCAAAAAGGCCATGGGTATCACCCTGTTCACTGAACTGAAAAATAAAGCGGTTCAGGCATATCACGTTATTGATTCACGCAACCTGCTGGAAGCGGAGATCAATTCTCTGCCGGACCCCGGAACACCGGAAGCCGCAGAAGCATTTCAGAAAGTGGAACAGCTGCTGAATGCCCGTAAAACGAAACTCGGCGCTGAGCTGCATGAGCAATTCAGTATGACGCTGAGTGATATGAAGCCTGAGTATCAATAATTTTTGCCGGGGGAGAAATCCCCCGCACGGAGAACACACCATGATCCCATTAAAAAAACCTATCGACTTCAAAGAAGTGAAGCGCATCGTCGGATTATCCCGAACCACCATATACCACCTGGAAAAAGCGGGTGATTTTCCAAAGAGAAGTTACTTCTCTAAACGAGCGGTCCGTTGGGAAGAAAGCGAAGTCCGGCAGTGGGTCGATAACCGCATGCGTAACCGGGTTAAACCGGATAATACCATCGATACAAATCGACTCGCTCGCCATGATCATTAACGCGGAGAGCGCCACATGATTCTTGATATCAACAGTATCGCCCTGTCACTGCACGGAATCGCACTCTGGTGCGCCATCAGTGTCGTTATCTGCGTGATTGATGGTGATACCCGGCAGCTGATTGTATCCCCTTCTG